GTTCGTGAGAGTTTTCATTTGGAAAGTGTGGATGAAATTGCTATTCTATTTTATACATTTGTGACTCTATTGTCAACACTTCGTCGCATAGTATTTCTTCACTTCCTCATACAACTTCTCACTAGCATAGTATGGCAAATCATTGACCCAGTTCGAGCAACTTATGTTTGTGAAAGTTGTCGTGGGACTGTTCATAATGCACGAGGCATTCTTGGAGGTTTGTAATTTTGGGCGCGGCGTCATTCTCACAGATAATGTAAGTTCGTTCTTGAGTAATACGATCGGATGCTAATCGAATCATGACATAAGTGTCCCAGCGTTTGATTCAACAAACTCGCGTAAATCTTCCATCGTTGGGAATGTACGAAGTTTGTTCATGATGTGAACTTCTTCGCCATCTTCATCGACCATTTGTTTATCCAAATAAAGATTAAATCCTTGACCATTTGGATTAGTCATGCCCTGTCCAAGTAATCGACCATTGACGAAAATCCAGTCCTTTTGATATACTTTTTCATCAGGATCTGGTTGGTATTCAATATAATACTCGGGGCGAGAATTGTACGCGAGAGGATCGTAAATGACCATAACTTTTTAGAGAGTAGAAGGATCGAACCACTGAAGATCGCCACTCAGAATATCATCCAGAAGTGCCAGCAAACTATTACCATCCTCACCAAAAGTGTGCAATGCAGAAATATAGAATTGCTTCTCAGATGCCAGTTTTTGAGTGTCAGTCAGTTGCATGATGTTGTTGTTGAAGTGTGAAAGAAAGGACATGAAGATCAGACGGTTTGACCTTCAGTTAGACGAAAAATGTTCGTGATCTTTGCATCAATCGAGTCAGCAATGTTTGCTTCCTCATCACCATAATCAGCATAGTCTTTCAGTGCGGAACAAATAGCATCCCACTCGCAATCGGTGAACAGTTGACGATAGATCTTTGCGGAGAGTTCTTGAGACATTGCTGTGTGTGTGTTTGTGTGAAAAAGAGAGAAAAGAATCAGACGATGAAGTTAGAATCGGGATCGAAAGTTACCTCAGAGATAACATCAAAATCCTCAGTCATTTTGACGTAATTCCACTCACCTTCATCCTCACCTTCTTGATAGATGTGAATGAAACCTTCAGAATCTGTCTTGACATAAGCATCATCGAAGTTCTCAGAATCGAACTTGTAACCAGATGCAATCAGTGCTTCAGTGAATGTCATTTTTTGATGATGATAAGTTTTGATAAGTGACATTCAGCACGCCATTCCGAGAGCACCTTGTAACTGGGGAATCTCATTGAAACCAGTTACATTGTAACCATAACCTTCGACGCGAGAATCTACCTCACGCTGAAAGTCTTTCTTGCTGATAAGAGACTTAGATTGAGTCGAACCCATGAAAGTAAGAATCTTAATCATGCGGGACTCGTTGATAGTTCCATCGTTAAATTTGACAGGATAGAAGTCAACAACCATGTTGCCATCTTTGGAAGTGAGTTGCATTTAGAAAAAAAGCGATTGAACTTACTACTAGGACACTTTACAAGCTACAGTAAGCATAACTCATGCCACTGATGCCATCTCCATATAGCAATTAAGTGTGGCATACTTAACATCACCACCAGAATTTTTTAGTCCGATGAATGAAACTTCACCGTTGAAGCACTTAACATCAGCAACGCTATATTGGTTGCCATTGTTGTCTTCAACCTTGTAACCTTTGATCTGCTTTAGGATAGCAGCAGCGCGGATGTTGTCAGGAGTGTTTCTCATACAACTAGGACACTTTACAAGCTACAGTTAGTCACCCTTTCTAATTTGTGATACAATGTCACTCAAATTGTCGATTGCATCATTCATCGCACTGCGAGAATAACCAGCAGCAAAGGGATACTGAAGTTCATAATTCTTCTCCCTTTCTTCATAACTTGCATTTTGAACAGAATAACAAACATTCACGGCATTTGTTAGTCGGTCGATGATAGAAATTAGTTGGTCGTCAATGTTCATAATTAAAAAATGTTAGTCCAGCGAGTGTGTTGTGCTTTGGTAATCTGTCCTGCATGTAACATGTTATCACACACATTAGCAAAAACTTGAAACTTCTCCTCTCGGGAGAGTTTATGTTGAGCAGCAGTTTGTGCAATCACCTTGAGAACTTGTGCTTTTGATTGAATCATAATCAAAGATAAAGAAAGGAACCGTAAGCATCACAAATATGGGGATTATCTGCTAACTGTGTGATAAGATAGCGGACACCTTTGGCAGGTGCTTTGTATGATGCTGGTTTGTAACATTCACCAGAATTCTTATCAACGAACATCCAGCAGCTTCGTCCTCTGATTCTTCCTTCATCACCGACAAGATAAGACCAAACTTTGATATATTTACGACCAATCTCCATCTCAAGTTGAGTATAGGTAACACGATTAGACTCAATCGCATTAACTTTCCACTCATTGTTCAGCACTTCGATGAGTGCTTCAGTCAAGAATTGTGGTTTGGTTTGAGTTTCGATCATTTGAGTTGTGTTCATACTACTGGGACACTTTACAAGCTACAGTAAGCATTACCAGGTTTTTTCCATGATAAAATTGGCACGGGAAAACTCTTCACGGTCAACAACTTTGAACATGCCAAACTTGTTTGTGATAACATAACCCTCATGCAACGATTGTTCATCACCAATCTGACACACAATGTCATCATCTTCAGAGATAAAGCAGAACAAATCATCCTTGATTGATGATACCAACTTCCACAATCGAATCAGGTTGACATCACAATCACATTTTTCTGCAATCAAATCTTCAAGGATGGGAACATCTTCACGAATGCAGGTGTTTATTGCTTTTTTGATTTTTGTTGCTTTGGCAGGAGTTACAAACTCACATAGAGTAGACATTTGCTTGGCAAACTTACAAACATCTGCCAAATCCTCACGGTAAGGATCAATGCTAACATCAGGTCGCACAAATAAACATTCAGAAGTGCTGATGAGTTTGCTTGTCAAAGGAGATGCAATCGCATTGCGAAGATCACTCTTTGCCTTGTAGATTGTGTGGGGTGCAACAATAATATCCTGAGCAATTATTTCAGGAAAGATGTAAGTAATCGTGTTGGGGCGATAAGTATCACTACCACCAAACCCCAGAAAATCACCTTGAATGATAGAAGCTGTACGAGGAAGGCAATCAAAAGCAGCGTGCAAAATACGCGCAACTTTACCCTCATGGTTTTGGTCAATTTCTTCATGAGAATGATTGATCTTGATTTTTACTTTGTTGAACACAGATTTAGTGCCAACGAAGAATTTACCATTGGCAGGATTAGTGCCCCAAACTATTGCTGGACTTCCATCAATTTTTGTGCTGATGATAGAATCTTCTTCAGAGAACCAATCAAGCACACTGAGATCACCCGTCAAGATTGCGTCTTCTGGATGTTCCAAATGAGTATTTTTCACAGGTGCGGTTGCTTTCATACAACTAGGACACTTTAGAGGCTACAGTTATACTAAATAAAGTAGACGGGCACCATCTACCTTATGAACATAGCAGAAAGAAATAACATTGTCTATGAAAATCCCCCATTCATTAAAGATATGAATGAATGGATTAGACTCGCTGGCAATGAAGCAAGACGCAGACATAGCAGGGCAAGAGTAGGAACAACAAAAAATAAGAGGTGTGATGCTAGACCTGTCCTAGAAGAAACAGACTATTGTTATCACACAGGAATTAAATTTGCCGACACCGATGGTATAGCAAATCCAAATGATCCTAGAAAAAGATCATTAGATCATATCATTCCTCTGTCTATATGTTACACTATGGGGATGACTAGAGAAGAAGCTAATCACCCTGATAATCTGTGCTGGTGTCTTAAATGCGTCAATAATGTGCGTGGTTCAACTGACATCAAGTCCTTCAAACCTATCGCAAACTATTACAGACAACAGTTCATAGATGCAGGGATTGATTACATATAAAAAAGACCCTTGCGGGTCTCATTATATTCACCGATCTATTTACAAGCTACAGTTACAATTACCCATATCGTTCCATATATTCATCAAGTGTAAATTCTTCGTCGGTCCATGTTTCTTCAAT